CAGGGTATGTGAGTTTATTTTGATCATATCGGATACAGAGGATCAGGCGAAGATGCGGTTGGAGACGATCAAGGGTGAGTTGGAGGGGAATGAGCGTTTGCGGCATTTGTATGGGAATTTAGTAGGCAGGGGGAATTGGGGAGCATTGGAGGTAGAGACTGCGAATGGGGTGAAGGTTGTAGTGAAGGGGACGGGTCAGAAGTTGAGGGGTTTAAAGTATAGGGATCGTCGGCCACAGCTGGTGGTGTGTGATGATATTTTGAATGAGGAGATAGTGGACAGTGAGGAGCAGAGGAAGAAGATAAAGCGGTGGTTTTACGGGACGGTATTACCTGGGATGGATTTGGATGGGATGATTGTGTTTATTGGTACGAGGTTACACGAGGATGATATTTTGAGTGATTTGCTAGTTAGTGAGGACTGGCACAGTGTGGTTAGGAAGATAGTGGAGGATGGGGAGCCTTTATGGCCGGAGGCGTTTCCGTTAGAGCGTGTGAATCAGATCAAGGCGCAATATACGAAGCGGGGGCAGTTACCGATATTTTACCGAGAGTATATGAATGAGATTGTAAGTGACGAGGAGGCGTCGTTTACGAGGGAGTGTTTTCATTATGTGGAGGAGCAGGAGCTTATAAATCGGGTACAGAACCAGAAGGAGACGTTTAAGGTTTTTGTGACTTTGGATCTTGCGTATGGGGAGAGCAATGATTTCACGGCGATCATTGTGACGTATATGGACGAGAACTCGGTTTTGTATGTATCTGATGTGTATAGAGCGAAGATGGGGATAGTTGGGACGATTAATAAGTTGTTTGAGTTGGTTGATGTGTATAGTCCTGATCGGGTAGGCATACAGCATATTGACTGGACCAGGAGTTTAAGCGTGCCATTGAACGAGGAGATGAGGAGGAGAGACAAGCGGTTTATAGTTACTCAATTAAAGACTTATAGTCGCTCCATCTCCGGGATGCAGTCAAAGAGGGCAAGGATTGAGAGGTTAGCCCCCAGGTATCACGCTGGGCAGATTATTCATCTAACACAAGACAAGCTACCAAAACGAGGAATACGGCAACTAGAGGAAGAGCTATTAATGCACCCACGAGCAAAATTTGACGATTGCGCTGACGCTTTAGCAAGCGTTCTTGATTTAGCCTTCCCGCCGGTGAAGAGAAAAGAGAGGACATATCCATCCTGGTTGGATGAGGACCCAATTGACGATATTAGTAAAGTGAGCGGATATTAGGCATCTATCCTTGGGTTTCGTTCGTCTGTTACTGGATAGAGATATTTTTTTATAATCTCGGAAACGTTGGTTTTTTCATTGATTGTTAACGTGTCCCAGTGGTTATTGATAACGCCTATCAAGAATCCCAAAGCAATGTCACGGTCTTGATTCATTTTTAGCCCTCATGGGGTCGGTTATGATTCTTTCAATACCGTCTGTGTTGATCTGAACTTCTTTCTTTGGTGTGTTTATGTCTTCTCGCGCTAATCGAATATCGTTCATTGCGGCATTGAACTGAAACCTAATATCAGCCTGCATCTTGCTTATTGCGCTTAACGCGGCCGCTACGGAAATGAGGAGAATGATGTTGCACGCTAATACACACGCAACAAGCAAAGTCATTTTCTAATCCTTTTTAAAAGCTCGTCAGCTTTAACTAGAAGACGATAGGAATTACTCAGGGTAACCCCGGCCAACCCCAGCAATACCAAGTAACACACCAACAAGACGATCTCCATGCGTTAGGATTATATGATTATTTGAATTGCGGGGCAATAGCGCGCAGGTTGTTAGTGAACGCGCTTTTCCGTCTCTCGGATATCAACCTCGATTTTCATTTCGTCTAAAACCTCCCTAAAGCCGGGGTCGTCTTCATAGAACGTGATAAGCGCTCCGAGGGTTTTTGTTAATAGGGCCAAGCCCTCAGACGGTGTGTCCGTTTCTTCTCCTAACACGTCAAGAAGTCGTGATATCTTTCTCCACTCGATCATAAACCTCCACCCACTTACCAGCCAAGGGTGTTTCCTTGGACTTGTCTTGTTCTGTTACATATAGCGGCTTCCCAAAATCATCTTCACAATAGACCCAAAACCGTCTACTTTTTGTTTTTGTTTTTCCTTCGGATGACTTCTTGTTCGAGTTTCGCTTCAAGCTTCTCTCCCTCGTTTAAAGCGTCTGCGGCTGAATCACATGCTTTTAACAGTATGCCCAGCGTTTCGTCTGGGTCCTTGGTTATGTCCATTGCATGAATCATTATCTTTAAGTGCCTTGTGTCGTTCATTCTTTGCCTCCATGTGGATAAAGTCGATCATCGCATTTATAAGTTTTTCCCGTGGAAGGTGTTTGACGTTGTTGTAAAACGTCGTCATGCGCTCATGATATGTCTGAGAAGATTTGTTCCGGGGCATTCTTCCACAGCTTAGTGGCTTGCTCTTTCCCTAGCAACTCTAAAATGGTCTTGCGAACACGGTCATATTCCTTTGGATTGATGCGCTTTAGAATGGAGTGTGTGATCCGAAACCCCTTCATGAACATCACCGGGTCTTTAGATATCATAACAGCCAAGTCAAAGTCGGACATGTCTTTGGTGTCATCAATTTGTGGCTTTTTAAGTTTAGCTATTTGCTCGTCACGCTTTTTGAGCTTTGCTTCTTGAGCCTTTCGTTGTGCTTGTCCGACCTTGTCGTCGTTTAGAAATTTAAGCCATTTGTTTGGCTGGGTTAAAAGATGACTCATGTCATAGGCTGTTTCTTTTAAGAAGTCGTCTTCGTAAGAAAGATAGAAGTCGATGCATTCTCGTAAACGATCGATCGCTTGCTCTGCAAACTGGTTTTCAAAATAACGAATGCACGTCTTCATGAGCTTTTGTTCCTTACCTCCAGACCACTTATAAGCCACTCCCATCTTTTGCTTGTATTGATCGTTATAGTAACGAGTGATTTCATGTATTCTGGAGTCAGTCATTCTTGTCCATCGCTTTTCTAAAACCGTAATACAGCTCTTCAACGTTACTGTCTTTAACGACCTTAAAAGACTTTTTGCGTTTATGTTTCTCCCACGCAGCCTTTCGCTTGTAATAGGTCCCCCAGTCGTTGGATATCCAGGGCTGTTCTCCTGGCAAAGACCTGGTTAAATGCTCTGGGTGTATGCACCTGTCGTTAAGACATATCCTCCACACAAGAGTGTCTTTAGAGATTGAACCAAGCATGTTTGCAATCATTCGGTGTATCTGAACTCGCTTGACTCGATATTCCGGCTTTGTCCATGTCCAACACGAACCTATGTCGTCATGTATTTTTTCTTCTTTTATGCTGTTAGGAAAAAGGTCTTCTAACATCTGTCGAAACTCTTTTCTGTTGTAGTTCACAGGCCTCCTATAATCATAACTGACGCCTCGTTCGCTGGTAAGCTCACTCGTTGTCGTGCTCACTTCGTTCGCACTCTCCTTTAAAATACCCTACGGGCAGAGGGCAAAGAGGTATCCTACTAATACTTAATTAGCTATTAGCTCCTCTTTACCCAACTAAGGTATTCCTTTACCCCACAGGGCGTCGGGCTTGTCGGCACCCCTTGCGCATAACGCAAGACTCTAAGGTTTTTATAGCGTCTTCCTCGCTTTCGGCTCTTGACAAACGTGAGTTTTCTGGAATATTCAGACTCAGATTTGTTTTTTGAGCGAAGTGAATCTTATAAGGGCCGGGAAAAGTGTCAAGCAATTTGATCTTTCTCGGCCTTTTGATATGTCTTTCTTCGATACAACGCTTCAAGATAATGCTTTAAATGCCTGGGGACGTGCTTAAAACCCCTTTCTACCCTGGATATCGTAAGACAGCTATACCCAGCATGCTTTGCTAAAAACTCCAGAGAAAGGCCAAGCTCTATCCGTGCTTCCTTAACGTCTTTTCCTGTTTTTATCTGCATAAACCAACAGTACCAAGTAACAACAAGTTAGCAAGAAAATAAAAAAGAGAGACATATGGCGACGTTCGTTGAATTATATTGCAATATATCGCCAATTCTGTGAATCTAATGTGGGGCTATGTCCGAAATAAGAGAAAAGAGCGCGCCTGTTTCGAAAGTTGAGCAGGCTTTTCGGATTTCGGAAGATTTTATGGACCAGTGGCACCGGCGGTGTGATGACTACTACTCGCTCTACCGAGCGGCCCCAAACCAGCAGTTATATCGCATCGTTACTCGGTCCAACTACGTAGTCCCAGTTATTTACAAAACAATCGAGGCCATTCTTCCTAGGATTTTTTCTATCCTTTTCTCGGCACACCCACCGATTCAGTCCAGATATAGGGTGAAAACAGACCAAGGAGAGTTCAAACTAAGGGCCCTAGACGAGCTGTTTGAATACTTTTTTGACCACTATTTCGGCCAAACTACGGTTCAAGCATGGATTAAAGACTCCCTTATCTACGGGCAAAGCTATTTGAAGGTTGGCTGGAAGTTTAAAAAACGAAAAGGAAAACGCAAAACATTACAAGCACTTGACCTAGACGAGGCCTTTGGTGACCTAGCAGACCAAGTCGGCGTCCAGGAAGTAATCGAAGACTTTGAAGAAATCGTGGAAGATCGCCTAGACCTTTCCCTGGTTGATGTCAGGGATATGTTCTTCAGCCCAGAAGCGGTCTTCCCCGACCCGTTTGGTACCGCAAAATACGTAATCCACCGATCTCGCAAGAGAAAATCAGAGATACTAAAGTTACGAGATTCCGGCGTTTATGACCATTTTGACGATGACGCTTTGTCGGTACAAGCAGACGAGCCAACACCCAAAGAAAAGAAGGCAGGAGCCGTATACAGGTCGTCATCTCCGGTAGCGGACTATGACGATCCGATGGTAACGATTTATGAATATTGGGAGGACGAGCGGGTTATTACTACGGCCGGGCACTCGGTTCTGTTGAGGGATGAGCCAAACCCGTTTGGATTGCCGGGAAGGCCCAAAAAGAAGCCGTTTATAGCGTGTTATGACAACATCGTCCCCAACGAACTGTTCCAAATAGGGGAGGCAGAACCTCTGGCTCATAACCAGATTGAAATGTCCACGCTTCGAAGGCAGCGCACGGACAACAACAGCCTCTCCATTAACTCAGGATATATTTATAATCGTGATGCCGAGGTCGATATCGAGTCTGCAAAACTCTCAAGACCTGGCATGATGATAGGGGTCAGGCCCCTTGATGGCTCTCTGTCAAACTCCATACAACCCATCCCGAGGAGAGACGTCTCGGTAGGCGATAGGGATCTGGCTTACCTTACCCAAGACAGCCAAGATACGTCAGGACTGATGGACTATGCTGCCGGGGCGGCACCACAACGAAGAGAGACCGCAACCACGGTTCAGCTCCTACAATCAGCCGCAAACCTGAGGTTTGATATTAAAATTAGGAATTATTCAGAGGCCTTTGTCCAGCTTGGGTACATGATGTTTGAGCGCTGGAAGCAGTTTTTAACAAGGCCAGTGAAGATCAGGGTGCCACGCGATATGGGTCAGGGGTTTGAGTATATTGAAATTACGCGGGAAGAGTTGCCGGACTATGACGAGGTTGATCTCGTAGCGCCTGGCAACCCTGGTCTGTTAGCCAAGGACGCGAGAGCTCAAAAGCTACTCCAGTTCTACAACGGACTTGCGCAGAACCCAGCCGCAAACCCGCAAGCAGCATTTAAAATGTTCATCTTGGCGCTGAAAGAGGCAGAAATAGACGGGATTGAGTCTATCATCCAACTACTAGAGCAGCCCGCCATGCCATCTCCTCAGGGGTCCACGGGCGACTCTAATGCACCGCAACCTCCTTCAGCGCCCCCGGTTAATCCACAGGTAAACGAAAACCCCATTATGGCGGTTGGAAGCCCTGAAAGGTGAGCGAGGAGATAAGAGATTTGGTCACATCCCGGGCCTGGAAAGAGGTTTGTGGGGTGTTAGACGAAAGGAGGTCTAAGCTAGTCAACCAACTGATAACAACAGGCGATCACTTGTCGTTGATGAGGCTTCAGGCGAAGATACAAATGATTGATTATTTTGTGAATTTACCACACGAATTTTTAGAAAAGGAGTGAGTATGTCAATGAAAAGCAATGGCGGCAAAGCTTCCAGCTCTATTCCTGGAAAGCAGGCCGTAGGAAACCAAATTATTACGAACCGGGGCTATGGTGGTGGAGTATCCGATCAAGAGCTGATCGGTGCAAAAAAGGTTAAGGGCCCAAAATGATAAAGGAAAACAATGGAACTAAAAACAGAACAAGCCGAAGTGGATCAGCTTAAAGAGCAGACGCTTGCAGCAGCCCAAGAGGGCGAAGTCGAGCAGCCTCAAGCCGAACCACAGGCCCAAGAAGCTCCGGACTACGAAGCCAAGTTGGCCGACGTCCAGAGACAAAACGAAGAGTTACAAGAAAAGTATAGGGATTTAAGTCGTCGCCTTACGCAGAAGCAACAGGAAGCGTCAGAGCTTTACAAGTTTCACAGGTCCACCCTGCCGCAGATTAACAAGTCTTTTACTGAGCGCTGGGAAGAAAGCCCAGAAACGGCCGTAGAAGAAGTGATTTCTCAACGCGTAGATCCGGTGGGTCAGAAGCTGAAATACATGGAGGCCAAGCAGGCTGAAACCGACTTTCTAGTGAGAAACCCCAACATGGCCAAACACAGAACCAGGGTGCTTGAGCTTGGGGACATGCACGCAGCGTTAACCGAATCGCCACGAGGGATAGAGGCGCTCTACAAAAGGGCCGAAGCCGAGGAGCTTAGAGAGGAGCTAAAAAAGCTCAAATCTAACGGACAGGCCGACGCCGAAAAAGAGAGGGCCTATACCGAGGGCGGTGCGGCAAAAGCAGCACCACCTAAAAACGAGCGCAAACTTAGCCCTCAAGAGAGGGTCGTAGCGCAAAACCTCGGATTGAGCGAAAAGCAATACGTTGAACAACTAGAGAGGATGGGACGATAATGGAAATTAAACGACGAGGCAGACCGCCAAAGCACGCAAAAGAAGCGGAGCAGGCAAGGGTTGAAGTCGGTTATTCAAAACGGCCAAGCGCTTTTGATCTTGGCAGGTTTGGGATCAAGAAAGACCCAAGCAAAGATTATCGATGGGCAGACCCCAACAGAGTAGACGAGCACAAAAACCTCCACGGTTATAAAATTCGTCAGGCAAGGGAAGGCGAGACCAAAGATGAAAGCGGGCACACCCGCACCAAAGGAAGAATGGTTCTCATGGAGCGAGACATTAATCTTGCCAGAGAGAGCAAAGCCAGGAAGGCCCTAAGGACAGAGGCTCAAATAAGGAACGTTAAAGACCTTAGGCGAGAAGACGTTGAGCGCCTGAGCCGAAAACACGGGATAGACCTTCACAAACACTTTTTAAACAAGTTGGAAAAAATTGAGAATGAAAGAGGAGGTTAACTATGGCACAGAGTGAAATCCCCAAACAGGGATGCATCGTAGCCAGAACGATTTCCGGCAACTCTCCGGAAATCCGCTACATTCCAGAAGGAAGAAGCGGTGCTCGTCAGTGGGTAGACACAGAGCTAGCACATGGCGTAGCCGCTGATACAGGCACATCGACCGGAGCTCCAAAGTCTGGGGCAATGGTTTACATGAACTCATCACAGGTTCTTGAGTGTTGGCCAGGAGACATGGCCGCAACGGGTTATGACGTTCTGCAGTATAAGCTTGTTGGTTTGCTGCTAGAGGACGTTACCGAAAGCGCAACAGGCCTTAACAAGGTAGCCGTAGCTATTGCTAACAGTGACACGCAGTTCGAAACATCTCTTGTTTCCGAGACCGCGACCACAACCGCAACAGTGACAGCAACCCTTATTGGTCTGAGAATGTCGTGTTCGGTGACCGGCAGTGCGTTCTATCTTGATAGAACATCTGACACACCAACCCACGCAGGAACAGAGCCATTTATCGTAACTGACGTTATTGACGATGACGGAACCCTTTATGGTCGAGTCCAGTTTATGGCGCGTCAAGGCTTGTTCTTCAACACTGAACTTGCAAGTTAATCGGAGGTAAACCATGACTGTATTAAGAGCTAATTTTGGTGAACTCCTTGAGCCAGGCCTAGCGCACGTATTCTTTAATGAATTCAACCGCTACGAGCCAGAGTACAAAAAGATCTGCAACGTCTATGATTCAAAGAAACAGTTTGAAGAAGACTTGCTGGTTGTTGGCTTGGGGACCATGGCAAGCAAAGGCGAAGGTGCCAGCGTAAGCTATGAGGACATTTCTCAAGGATACAAACAAACGTATACGCACACCACGTATGCAAAGGGTGTCCGAATCACAAAAGAAATGTATCAAGACGACATGTATGGTGTGATGAGAGACCTGACCGCGGCTTTGGCCCGATCAGCCTATCAGCGCATTGAGGTTACATCTGCAAACATCCTAAACAACGCGTTTAGCGGTACTGCGGGTGCAGACGGAAACAGCTTGATCGCGAGCGACCACGCTCTGTCAATCGGCGGAACTCAGTCCAATGCGCTCAGCGCAGAGGCTGATTTGTCTTCTGCTTCTTTGCAGGAGGCCATTCAGATCATCGAAGACACCGAAGATGAAAAGGGGTTAAACGTAGCCTTACGCCCACGTTTGTTGGTGTGTACAACGTCTAACCAATGGGCTGGCGCAGAGCTGCTTCAGTCGATTTACAAGCCAGG